GGCGTCAACGGGCTGATCCCCGCACGCGGCGACAACCTGACCCAGCCTGTCGCTACTCTGGTCGAGTGGCACGATCTGGTCCGCAAGACTGATTTCAACATTTTCGCATCGCAGGGCAACCAGCGGGCGATCATGCAGAAAACCTCAGTCGGCGTCATCAATCGTAAAATCGACCAAGACATCATTGGCGAGCTGGCGACCACCACTGTCAACATCGGCGCAGCAGTCGTTGCTGACACACTTCGCACCCTCCGGGCCAAGACGGTCCTCGGCAACAACGATGTGCCCTGGGATGGCAACATCACGTTCGTTGTGACGCCGGCTTACGAGGCCTACATGATGGGCGAGAACGATTTCAGTTCCCGCGACTACACCATGAATGGCCCGTTCGACAATGCTGATCCGGCATGGCGTGACCGCCCGCAGGCGTATCGCTGGCTCGGTATCAACTGGTGCGTACATCCCAATCTGACAGGTGGAGGCGGCCCCGGCTCAGCAACCGAGGAATGCTACATGTTCCACAAGTCAGCGATCGGCCACGCTTACAACGCGGACGATCTCGAGGCGAAGGCGGGTTACGACGAGGAGCAGGATTACTCGTGGTTCCGAACTTCGATTTACATGGGCTCCCAGCTACTGCAGAACTCTGGTGTCGTGATCGTTGCGCACGATGGTTCCGCTCTCGCTGCAGCATAGGAGATTTGAGACATGGCTTACATTTCAAAAAATCTGAGCACTCTGATCCCGCGCCTCGGTACTGGTGAGGACGATGCAGATGCGAGCGCGAGCGCCGCGATGCACTGTTATCGCTCGGTAACTGACGCAAGGGCAGTCATCATCGCCGCCGGCTACATCGACGATGGCAACGACAAGGGCATCAAGGTCAACGACATCATGCTTATTGTCGATGACGGTGCCGCCGCTACGATTCACATCGTCAGCGTAGTCGCTGCCAACGGCGATGTGACGATGCTTGCTCGGCCTGCCATCCCATAGGCCGATTGGCGTAGCTGATCGCTTTGCGCGACAATGCGAGGGGCAGGCTCATCCGGGTCTGCCCCTTTCTTGTTTGGAGATAACGAATGGCAGCTAACAACGCAGCAAAAAAGACGGCCAAGAAAACGCCCTCAAAGCGGGCAAAGCCGGCCCCGGAGCCGGTAGTCAAGGCAGCAGAAACACCACCACTGCCTAACCTGACTGGCGATCAGTCGCTGGCAAAAACCCTGCAGGCTACGGACGTGGTCACTGGCAACGAGGTCGACCTTCCGATTGAGCCTGTTGCCGAGATCAAAAAAGCCGAGCCTGTGACGCTCTCGCGCTGGGGCCTTGCCGACGAGAAAAACACCCGCCATCGGGTCGATGTCAAGCCCGATGTCACCCCTGAGCAGTGCATGGACTCAGGATTCTGGACCCACATCTCGATGCGATTTGTCCCTGGGGACACCATCCTCGTGCGCCCGGAAAATAACGAGTGGGAACTCGAGCTCCACGTTGCAGACTGCGGCCCACAATTCGCGCATGTCGTGAAAAAGCAGTTCTACAGCTTGGTGCCGACCACCATGCTCAACCTCGTACCCTCGAAATACACAGTCGACTGGGCTGGGACCGTGCATAAGTTCCGTTTCCTTCGTGAGGGCGAGATGATGCGTGACGGTTTTGCAACCCGCGAGCTCGCCTCCAGGGCGGCAGCGAACCATCAGATGGCGGTGGACAGATAGCCGTTCACGGACGGACTTGAGCGCAGGGATGCGCTGGCTTGGAGTGAGAGATGCCCGACCAACTTTCAATTTACAACGGCGCCCTGACTGTAGTGGGCGAACGCAAGCTGGCGAGCCTGACCGAAAACCGGGAGCCGCGCCACAAACTCGATGAGGTCTGGGACAACGAGCTCTACGATCGCGTCCTGCACATGGGGCTGTGGAATTTCGCGGCCCGCTCAGTCGAGCTGACAGCATCCCCCAGCGTCACACCGTCATTCGGCTACCAGTTCGCATTCGACAAGCCGAGCGACGATTTCATCAGGACCATGCAGGTCTGCTATGACGAGTATTTCAATCGTCCGATCACCCAGTATTCCGACGAGGGCAAGTGGATTTTCACCGACACCGAGATCATCTATTACCAATACGTGAGCTCGGATGAGGAGTTTGGCACGGACCTGAGCCTGTGGCCGCCGAATTTCACCGAGATGGTGGAGCACTACATGGCCTACAAGGCGGGCCCGAAAATGATCGGCCTCGATGTCAACGAGCGCACCCTCGAGGCCAAGTGGGAGCGGGAGCTACTGAAAGCCAAGAGCAGCGACGCGATGGAGTCGCCGGCCAGATTCCCGCCGCAAGGCGGCTGGGCCAGATCCCGGCAAGGATTCAGGGGCGGCGGTCGAGAGCGCGGCAACCGCAACCAACTCATCGGCGGCTAAATGGCCACCGAGGAAAAAACCCTTCTCGCGTTCAACCGGGGCGTCATTTCCCCGAGAGGCTTGGCCCGTGTAGATCTCGATCGCATGGCCATGTCGGCTGAGACTCAGACCAATTTTCCGCCGAGGGTGCTGGGCTCGATGATGCTGCGGCCGGGCATGGAGTACATCGGCAACAGCTACATCAATTTTGAGTGCCGAAACCTCGGGTTCAGCTTCGGCGTAGACGACACCGCCCTGATCGAGCTGAGCAACGCCAACATGAGGGTGCGCGTCGATGACGTGCTCATCACCTACCCGGCGGTCACAACCACGATCGACAACCCGCTGTTTGCAACCTCGGTGCCGGATGCCAACTGGACCGATGAGTCCGATATGGGCGGCACGGCGACCTACGCCTCGGGCTTCGCTCAGGTGTTTGGCGATGGCACTGATTTCGGGCGCTACGAGCAGGACGTGACGGTCTCAGGCGGCGACATCGGCCTCGAGCACTGCGTCAGGTTCACTATCACGGACGGCCCGCTGCTGGTTAGGATCGGTTCGACATCTGGCGATGATGACTACATTGAGGAGGCTCGGCTGGACTCCGGCCTGCATCACCTCGCGTTCACTCCGACCGGCAACTTTTTCATCCAGTTCTCCAATGAGCGTGAGTTCATCGCATGGGTCGACGCGGTTGAGATCTTCACCGGGGACCTGCGGATCGCCACGCCCTGGTCGACCACAATGTTGCCGTTTCTGCGCTGGGACCAGAGCGGGGATGTCATCTATGTGGCCTGCAAGGCAACCTCGGCGCAGACATTCAACGCTACGGTGCTGAAAAAAATCGAGCGTCGGGAGGATGGCCGCTCGTGGTCTGTGGCTGACTACAGGCCCGAGGATGGGCCGTTCCGGGTACAGAACGTGTCAGGCGTTGCGCTCGATGTGTCGGCGCTTTTTGGCGATGTCACGCTCCATGCCAGCCAGCCCATTTTCAAGTCGAACCACGCCGCGGATCGTTCTCTGTGGCGCATCGCCTCAGCAGGCCAAACCGTGACTGAAACCACCTCAGCCGATAACGGAGACTTCACCACATCTATTCGAGTGGTCGGATCCGATGCCGCCCGGATCTTTCTGGTTGTGGTCGAGGGCACCTTCGTCGGCACGGTAACGCTCGAGTTCTCGTTCGATGATACAAACTGGAACGATACCGGGCAGACCTACACCTCGCCCACCTCGGTCAATTATGACGATGGGCAGGATGGCCAGATCATCTATTACCGCTTGATCTGCAAGTCAGGGGATTTTACCTCGGGCACCATCACCATGACGCTGGTGTATGCCGGCGGCTCGATTCAGGGCGTCTGTCGCGCCCGCGTATTCACAGACTCGCAGAACATGAGCGCGCAGGTATTGAAGGATTTCGGTTCGATCGCCGCCAGCAGGGATTGGTGGGAGGGCGAGTGGTCGAAGCATCGAGGCAGGCCTACGGCCGTCAATCTGCACGAGGGCCGCCTGTGGTGGGCTGGTCTGGACAAGATATGGGGCTCGATCTCGGACGCCTACCAGAGCTTTGACGACAATCAGGTGGGTGACTCTGCGCCGATCTCGAGGACCATCGGACAGGGGCCGATCAAGGTTATTCACTGGCTGCTGTCGATGGGCCGGCTGCTGATGGGCACCTCCGACAATGCAGCCAACGTGGCCGCTGTCAAGACAGATGGCAACTCGCCACTGGGAGCTCGCTCGAGCTCGTTCGACGAGCCCCTGACCGTCACTAATTTCAGCATCAAAAACGTAGATTCAAAGGGCGTTTTCGTGGGTCGCGACGCCCAGCGCCTGTACGAGATGGCCTACGATGGTGGCGCTCAGGACTACAAGCCTATCGACCTGAGCATTTTCGCGCCAGATTTCAACATCAACGGCATTCGTCAGATTGCGGTGCAGATCAAGCCGGATCTCAGGATCCACTGTGTCAGGAATGACGGCACCGTGGGGATGCTGGTCTACGACCGGGCCGAGAACGTGATTGCGTGGGTCGAGATTAACTGCATCAGCTCAACCAACGGCACCGAGAAGGTGATCGACGTCGCTGTGCTGCCGGGGGTCGAGGAGGATCAGGTCTACTACACGATCACCCGAGAGCAGAGTCCCACCGAGGTCCACATCATGAAGTGGGCCAAGGAGTCTGAGGCCATTGGCGGCACCGTCAACAAGATGCTCGATGATTTCGTGCATTACTCAGGAGCTCCGACCACCACCATCACCGGCCTCGATCACCTCGATGGTGAGACTGTCAGCGTGTGGCGCGACGGCATCCATGATCCATCGACTTACGTGCCATCCTCGGGCTCGATCACGCTCACCGTAGCGGCCTCCGAGGCCGTTGTCGGCATGGACTACAAGGGCCAGTACAAGTCTGCGAAGCTGGGCGACATCGTTGGCATCGGACTGCTCGAGCGCAAGATGGTGCAGCGCATCGGCTTTATCGCGCAGAACATGCACTGGCAGGGCCTGCAGTACGGGCCAGATTTCGACAACCTCTACGACCTGCCACAGGTCGAGCAAGGGGACGTCATAGCAGCAGACACCGTTCATGCGGAATATCACGAGGACAATTTCGCGTTTGGCGGTGAGTGGAAAACGGACTCGAGAATATGCTTACAAGCAGTAGCGCCGAGGCCCGTGACGATTCTGGCAGCGATTGCGGACATCAGATCTCTCGAGAAGATCTCGAGCGATCGACGGACGAAAGCGTCAAGATCCTGACCAGACCGGCAACGGCCCAGGACATCGTCGACTATTTCGGCACCTCACAGCGAGGCACCATGCGGGCTATCGTGGCCGAAATGGATGGCCGGGTGGCCGGCGTCATCGGTGTTGTGCGCGAGGGCTCGATCGGAAAATTTTTCGCTGATGTTTCGCCAGAGCTGCAGCCGCACCTCCGTTCGATTACTATTCTCCGTGCAATCAAGGCCGGCATGGATCTGGTAAACCAGTACCGCGGCCCGGTGCTCGCGATCGCTGAGACCGCGGAGAGCTGCAGGCTCTTGAATCGACTCGGGTTTACTCACTTGGACGGAGCGTATTATCAATGGCTGAAATAGCGACAATGGCTGGCAAATCGCTCTTTTCGATGGTTAAGGGCTCGCAGGAACGGAAGCTACGCTACGCTGAGGCTGCTGCCCTGCGAGAGTCCTCGATGCGCAAAGCCGCGGCCACCACTGCCGAGGTGGGTCAGGAGCAGCGCACCAAGGAGTACATGGAATCCCGCGCCATCGCGCTCGCGGCCTTTCAGGGCGGTGGTGTGTCAGATCCCTCTATCACGCGGCTGGTCGGTGACATCAACGCCGAGGGTGAGTACCGGGTGCTGTCGACGCTGTACACCGGCATGG